TTTTGATTGTAACTTTTTGTGTAGTTTTGCGTATAATAATTAACCAATGCGTTGAAGACTTGCATAACCTAATAAATACGGACGATGCTTGGAACAGGTAAAATATTGAAAATTTGTTTTTCTTAAAGGAGCTTTTTCTTTCTTTTCTTTTTTACTGTTTTTTCTTTTCTTTCTTTTGTATTTAAATAACTATTTTAAAATATTTTTTAATTAAATAATATATAATTAAAATTAATATAATAAATAAAAATATAAAATACTTTATATTATAATTATCTCTTTGTACTTTTTTTTCTTTAATTACTTCTTTATATTTGATATTTGATTGTTTAGCTTCGTTTTTAACAACTTTAATATCTTTTTTATATAAACTATTATCTTTTTTGTTTTCGTGTCTTAAAACAACGTTAAAATACGTTTTACCATTATAAGTAAATGGTTTTAAATTATCTTTAGCTTCTACTGTAAAAGTATTTAATTCATAATTAAATTTAATTTCTACGTTAGAACTATCAGTTGTAGTTTTAGTTTCTACAATATTTGTTTCAACTTGTTTTTCTTGTTTTGTAATTTCTACTTTACGTGAACCACAAGACGTTAAAATTAATAAGATAAGTAAATATACTATTTTCATATAAAAGTGTCTTAAATGTCTTTATATTCGCTTTTAGCATCAAAACTTGGACAAGCTTTAACTACGCCTTTAAAATCTTTATGACCTTGAACAATAGCGTTAGGAAATTGTTTTTTAGCTTGTTTGATTAAATATAATAAACTTTCTTTTTGTTTTATTGTACGTGTATCTTTTGGTCTACCTGCTTCATCTATTCCACCAATGTAACTAAAATGTATTGATTGCGAGTTGTAACCTTTAACACCGTTTGTTACTTGTTCGTATTTTGCAAGTTCGTGAACAACACCATTTGCATCAATCAAACGATGATAACCTACAGTTTTCCACTTTAAAGTATTTTTCCAATAATTTAAAATAGCTTCTTTTTTAGTATTTGGTTGACAAGCAGTACAATGAATTACGATATATTTAATCTCTCTCATCATTTTTTTTATTTACCAATTCAATAGTTTTCATTATCGTATAAATAATAGAAACACACAATAAGAATATTTTAAGCGTAGCCTCTACATTCGAAAAGCTAACTGCCATCGCAAGTGAATTTAACCCGTATAGTTTCAAATCGTTAATTGACATTTTTAGCTTTCATTAAACGTTCCACAATATTTGTAACTCCCTCAATAGTTATGTAAGAAGTTCCAATAATAACCCAATCAGTAGAAGTTATAACACCTGAGAATAAACCTACAGATGCTACAACAAAAACAGTTAGTTTACGACTTACCCACTTGTTAAGGAATAAGTCTATTTTTTCTTTACTACTCATTGATTATTTTATCAAAAGGATATATAGAATCAGTAACTACTTCATATCCTGCAAAAGTATGTTTAGGATTTTTAACCTCAATAGAGTTATCAAACTTAATTTCGTTTTCACTCATAACATCGTAATGATATCCATCAGCATAAACAGGTGCAGTTATTTCGTTAAAGTCTGCATCGTAAGTACCATTTTCTAAAACGATTAAACCTATCTCTACTATTGCTTGGATTCCTTGTCCGTATGCTAAAGTAATTTCTTTGTCAATGTTTTCTACTTCAATATAAACTTTCTTAGCTAATAAGTCAGCTATTGCAGTTTCTTTGTTTTCGTATTTTAATTTTGCTATGTTCATTATATAGTTGTTAGTGAGGCAAGCTCATCATTTGTTAAACGTGTTTTAAATATAGCTGCTGTTTTAAAATTTGCTGATTCAATAAAACTTGTTCCCGCTCTACTATTTAGATATAAATCAGATAATGTATTAGTGAAATTAAAAGTAGTTGTACTTTGACTAATTAAAGTACCATTAATATATAATGCAGTACTACCACTTTTATAAGCAAAAGCTATCTTATATGACCCTATTGGTTTACTTGAAGAAATAGAAACAGAATTTGTAGCAGCAACCTCAGCATATATAACTCCACCATCTCTAAATATTTCTATTTTATTTGATGAGTTTGGTCTAATGCTTAAAAACATATCTAATTCGCTTATATTTGAATATTGCAAATCTAAAAATATAGTACCCTCTGTTTGACCAATTAAACTACTTATTCCTGTTTTAGAAATAACATCAGCATTACGAGTAACTGTACTTGCTACTGTAGGAATGTATGAAGTAGCGTAACTTCCTGCTTCATTTTGTGCTCCATATATTAATACACCACTTGTTCCATTACCCGCAAAAGTAAAACTTGTTCCATTATTTGATAAACAAATCATTGCATAAGGAATTGTCCATAAAGCTTGACTAATTGTGCATCTATACCAACCATTGCCCGCACTTTGAATTGATGCTGTAAATGTTGAAGTATTTTGCGATATAGTTCCATTTGTTAAATTAAAGAAAACTCCTTGACTTGCTAAACCATTATTATTTCCTAAAAATACATAATTGTAACCATCAGCTTTTACATAACAACTAAAAGTTCTATCTACTAAAGTTAAAACATTTTTATAAATAGTGTGGTCTGTATTGTTTGCATTTGAAACTAATTTACTTGCGTTTTGTGTTCCGTCAGGTGAAATAGCAACATTTGCAGATATAGTAGCATCTTCTAAATTCCAACTTGCATCAGTAAAAGTATTGCTATAAGTCAATAAATTAGTTCTCTGTGGCTCTACCAATATACTCGGACAACTTCCATTAGTGTAATCAATACGAGGTACGTTTAATCTATCAGTTGTAGGAAAGTATTCTTTTGCTGAAGTACCTTGTACTAACTGAGCACCCCAAACATAAACAGATACAGAACCACTCGACGTTCCAACAGATGGTCTTAATTGAACGTCAAAAGACTCTAAAGCAACTTGACTAACTGAAAATCTTTGCCACGAATCCGTTAAAGTAATAAGGGCGTAAGTATCTGCATTAAATCTAAAACCTATTATTTTTCCAATATCTGAATTTGAAAATGCTTTAATATAAATACTTCCATTAGCAGTACCTGTTAAAGATATATTTTGCTTAATAATAGATATATCTCCACTTGCAGGAGCATTAAACACAATTTTATCAGCAGTTAAAGTCCCATTAGGAGCTGTTGTAGAATTTGCAGTAACAACAGGAACTGAAGCACTACCTACAGATATCTTACTCCACGCTGCATTATCAAACTGCTCAGAATAAGTTAATAAATTATAAGGGCATTCCTCAATAAGTCCCGCACTATTAACTCTCGTTGCAGTTGTTGCTCTCGTTACTACCAAATCACCACTACCATCAGTAGGTTTTATCGAATAAAGTTTGTCTTCCTTATACGCGTTCGGCGTCACGCAAAGTGAAGCACTATCAAATAAACTCATATATTTTCTATTAAATTAATTAAACATTGTTTTGCCTCAAACGTACCGCTATCAGCAGCAACCCTTGCTATGAAATCTATTACTGCATCAATTTCGTTTCCTAATATTTCAGTTTCACCCGACCAACTTACAGAGTAAACACTACCCCAACTAATATCATTGGTGATAGCACCTTGCCCCCAATAAATATCATTGTTATTTACGCCTTGTCCCCAATCTATGTTATTTGCCATTTTCTTTTTTTGTTAAAAATAATTCTAACTTCTTTTTGTTTTCTTCTTTAGGTTTATTATAAGTACCTACCTTTTTTCTTTTTTTCATTACAACACCCAACTACCAAAAAAGTTATCTGTATCAGGATACATATCACCGTTTGAGTTTGAATTGTACTCAGGAAAAGTTGCATTGTTAAAACACATATAATCAATAAAACGTTGCGTATAGTGTTGTGCAATATCACGTTCTTTTTCTACCAAGTAATCTATTTCGTTTTTTTCAACACTTGTAGCGTTTTCCGAAGTGTGTTTAAATACTCCTTTGTTAGCTATTGTATAAGCAGCAAAAGGCAAGTATTGAACCATAGCAAAGTGAATTAACATCGGTTTAATGTAATCAGTAAGTAAGTTCTTGTACTTTAAATTAGCGTTTAAATTAATATCACCGCTAATAATTAACGCTTGAAACTTGTTGTATAAATCAGTTCCTAAATAGTTTTGGATTGTAATATCTTGTGCTATTTTGATATATTGGATAAAGTCGTCAACATCTAAATTTCCATTTAGTATGCTAAACTTCTTTACATCTTCAGTACTTATTAATAATGCGTAAGCCATTTTCTAATTGTTTTTAGGTAAAAATCCTTTGTTAGGCTTATCTATTGGTCGTTGTGAAACTAAAGCAGCGTTCTTAATTGTATATCCGTATGCTTCAGCTTTTGCACCTGCTATTATTCTTGCGTTAGGTGAATTAACATCAATGTTTACACCTTCAAAACTTGCGTAAACTTGTTTATTCCATCTATGATGACAAGCTCCACCGCCTTTGTATAACCATATTGAATAAGTGTCAGCACCACGTGGTCCCCACCCTTTGTTAACCGCTTGTTCCGACATTCTTATAATATCTTCTTTTCTGTAAATCTTATTAGCTGATGACATTTTTTGACAAAACAATCTACTCTTTGCTGTAGTTTCACCCGCATAAACGTAACGTGTTATAAAACGTATTCCATCAATGTTTTCGTCTTGTTCACTTTTAGCGTTTGGTCTTGCAGAACCTGTACTTACAAAATTATAAACTTTGCTTAATAAACTTTGTTTTGTTTCTTTATTTAATAATTCGTTTTCTGCATCGTCGGAATCGTAATCTACTTCGCTTTCGTCAATCAATAACCATTTTTCGTTAGGTGTTTCTCCTAAATCTATTAAGTCATTTGCTACTTCATCGTCTAAAGTATTGTCGCTTGAACAACATACCTCGTGAGAAGCCATTTTAACGCCTGTTTCTTCTTCGTTTGTTTCTGCGTTAAGTGTATTTACATCTATAAAATCAAGTGGTTGTATTGTCTTAAAATATAGGTTTAAAGCAATTCCGTTTACTGATAATATTTCATCTAATGCTTCAATGATTTCTAATTGATATGGTCTAATAACAATATTGTCAAACAAACGTGTTGCAGTTTCTATTTCATCTGCATTGTTTCCTAAACCACCGCCTGTGTCGCGAATACCTAAAAGCATTGGTGAAGTAACTCTATGACCAACGATTAACTTCTCAAAACATTCAGTACTTAAATACTGATAATGTGCCGGTGCTTCGTTTAATGGAATATCGTCAACTGTAGTTTTGTTTTCTGCACTTGCGTTAAAAGATACAATTACCTTGTCGCCTTTGCTTCCTGTTAATTTACGTTTAACTTCGTTTGCTACTTCTTGACGCTTTTCTTCAGGTGGTATGTTATTGTTAAAGTTAATTACTTTTGTACCACTAAAACCATTCATTACATCGTTAATCAAGTAATCTGAAATTTCTTGCTCTAAAGTTGCGTATGGTAAAGCACCCGAATAATCTATCGGAGTATAGTAGTGATAACCTGAAACGTATGGTTTAATAACGTATAATTC